TGCGTGGGCTAGTAACGAAAAAACTACTAGAGTCGACCCTAGCAATCTTCTTAGAGATATTGATATTCAAGAGTTTGGTGACCAAGACCTATTCCCGCATCAAAGGGCTGGAGTAGAGTTTCTTGTCAAGTCCCGCCGGGCGCTTCTAGCCGATGAGCCAGGCCTAGGTAAAACTGCTCAAGCTATTAGAGCTCTAAAAAAGATGTTTGACGATGGGCAAGAAGTTTTTCCAGCTTTAGTTGTTTGTCCTAATACTCTAAAAAGCAACTGGGAACGAGAGTTCGACAGATGGTGGCCAGGAGTTAATGTCTCTGTAGTTAAGGGAAGTGCGGCTCAACGGAAGAAGGCTTTCGAGGAACAAGCAGATGTCTATGTAATCAACTGGGAGTCACTAAGGACTCACTCTAAACTATTGTCCTACGGATCAATAGCTTTGGCTAGATGCGAAGAGTGTGGCGGTCACGACTCTAAGATTACTCCCACCCGTTGCGAAGTTCATGCTAGAGACTTAAACTTGATTGACTTTAAGTCAGTGATTGCTGACGAGATTCACCGCTCTAAGGACCCTAAGTCTAAGCAGACTCGTGCTCTTTGGGCAGCTACAGGTCGTGCTGATATTAGGTACGCACTTACTGGCACGCCTATTGCTAACAATGTAGTTGATTTGTGGCCAATTCTTCACTGGTTAGACCCTCGCGAATGGCCAAGCAAGACAAAGTGGATTGACCGCTACGTCAACACCATGATGAATGCTTTTGGCGGAATGATGGTTATCGGCCTCAAGCCAGAGATGACCGAGGAGTTTTACGCAGGCATAAACCCTCGTATGCGTCGCATGCTAAAAGCCAAGGTTCTTCCGTGGCTACCTAAAATTATGACTGAGCGCCGAGACGTAGAAATGGGCGCTAAGCAACGTAAGGCTTACAAGCAGATGCTAGAGAACATGATTGCACTATTAGAGGGTGACGGAGAGACTGGAGTAACTGGAGATGCCATAGTTGCGCCTAATCCATTGACTCAGACTATAAGGCTACTTCAGTTTGCTAGCGCATATGCCGAAATACAGATTAACGATGCAGGCGAGGAAAAAGTACTTTTGTCAGACCCATCCTGTAAAGTTGACGCTCTAATGGATGACATTGATAACGGAGATTTTGGCGAAGACTCTGTGGCCGTTTGTGCGGTCTCACGGCAGCTGATAGACATACTTAGCGCTAGGCTGACAAAAGAGGGTATTCGCCACGGGCTGATTACCGGTGCGCAGTCAGGCGATGAGCGCCAGCAGGCAATCGATGACTTTCAGTCTGGAAAGACTAAGTGGATTCTTTTTACTGCTCAGGCTGGTGGTGTTGGTGTTACCTTGACAGCAGCAAGAAGACTTGTTATGCTTCAAAGACCGTGGTCATTAGTTGACTACAAACAGGCTCTAGACCGAGTGCACCGTATTGGTTCTGAGATTCACGAATCCATCGTGATAACTGATTATGTTACAGAAGGAAGTATTGAAGAGAGAGTGATTGAAGCCTTAGATATTAAATCAGACAATTTTGAAGAAATTGTTAGAGACAAGGTTAAGTTACTCGAGATGCTAAAGAATGGATTACCAAGCTAATGACAACAGACGTACAACCGATTAAAATATCTAACTCAGAGATTCAAACGTTTAAGGATTGCCGTAGACGATGGTGGCTCACATACTACCGACGTCTAAAGCCAAAGATGCAGGACTTTACTGGAGCTCTAGCTCTAGGTTCTCGTATTCATGAAGCTCTAGATCGATACTACGCGACTGGGCAGCCCCTACTAGAAGCTCATGCTGACCTAGTGAAGGCTGACCTCAAGAAGCTAAATGATGAGTATCGTGACACTACAAACTTAGAAAGCGAAGCAGAGCTAGGCCGTGTGATGCTGGAGGGCTACCTAGAATGGGTAGAACTAGAGGGCATTGATGCTGAGCTTGAGATGATCTCTACAGAAGAAATTCTTGAGCGTCCAATGATGGACGGCAAGGTTATTCTTCAGGGAAAGATTGATATGCGCGTCCGTCGCAAGATTGACGGCGTTCGTATGATTCGTGACTTTAAAACTGTTGGTGGCTCTTTCTCTGACTTTGGTGCTATGGCACATATGAATGAGCAAGTAAAAACTTACATGGTTCTAGAGGAAGCTCAAAATAAAGAAGATGAGCGCGCAGATGGTGCCATCTTTACTATGCTTCGTAAGGTTAAGCGTGGTGCCTATGCTAAGCCACCGTTCTACGACCAGATTGAAGTACGTCACAACAGATTCACCCTTAAAGCTTTTCTAGATCAACTAGAAGGCACACTTGAAGACATGCTACGCGTCCGTGACGCGTTGGATGCTGGAGAGAGCCACTACAAAAATGCATATCCTACTCCAAGTAAGGACTGCAAGTGGAAGTGTCAATTCTTCGCTACGTGCCCGCTATTCGACGACGGTTCTGCCGCCGAAGCAGCACTTAGCGATGCGTTCGTGGTCGCCGACCCGTACGGTTATTACCAATCAAGTGAACAGAAAGGAAGTGAGTAATGGCTAATGCAGTTGATCGCAGTTTAACAATTATGGTTTATGGCGAATCAAAGGTTGGTAAATCCAGCTTTGCTGTAACAGCTCCATACCCACGCCTAATGCTTGACGTTGAGGGAGGCCACCGCTTCCTACCAATTAACGTAAAGTATTGGGATCCGCTAACTGAAGAACCACCGATTGCTGATGGAACATGGGACACTGTTGTTGTCCAGGTTCGTGAGTATGACGTAGTTATGAAGACATTTCAATGGCTTCAGTCAGGTAAGCACCAGTTCAAGTCACTAATCATTGACTCCATTTCGGAGTTGCAGGTTAAGTGCATGGACAACATTGCAGGAACCGAACAGATGAAGATGCAGCAGTGGGGCGAATTGCTTCGCCACATGGGTGCACTACTTCGTGACCTTCGTGACCTAACAATGCACCCAACTCAGCCTTTAGAGGCTGTAATACTGACTGCTATGGCTCGTAAGGGGCAGGATGGCGTATATCGTCCTTACCTACAGGGTCAGCTAGCAATTCAGGCTCCGTACTTCTATGACATCCTAGGAGCAATTACGGTAGAAACTATGCCAAACCCGGACCCACTACAAGCACCATTTAAGGTACGTCGCATGTATGTTGAGCGAACACCTGAATATGAGGCTGGAGAGCGTGTTCAAGGGCGTCTAGGAAAAGTAGTAGAACAGGGCGATCTCGGCGTAGAGCGCATGTTAGACATAGTCTTCGGTGAGAAGACTCCAGCAACAACTAAAAAATGAAATAAGGAGATAATACAAATATGAGCACAATCAATTGGGCAGACCTTGCCAAACAGGCAGGCGATGCAGGATCAGGAAACTACGAACCACTACCAGATGGTGATTACGATCTGAAGGTTGTTCAAGCAGAAACAAAGACAACTGCTACTGGAAAAATTATGTTTAAGGTCACCAACGAAGTTCAAGGTGGACCTTTTGCTAAGCGCAAGGTCTGGGATCAGCTAGTAATTACTGCCGACAACCCTAAGGCTATGAACATGTTCTTCATGAAGGCTAGCGCTATGGGACTAGGACGTACTTTCTGGGACACAAACCCTAGCAATCCTCAGATTGAGCAGGCACTAAATGGTCGCGTTTTCCGTGCGACTCTAGGTACCCGCACCTACAACGGTACAGAGAGTAACGAGATTAAGCGTTACTACCCAGCTGCAGCAGATGCTGTAGCTACACCGTTTGCAGCACCATCACCGGCTGCAGCACCTGCACCAGCACCAGCTCCTGCAGCACCTGCACCAGCACCAGCATCACCAGTTACGGCTGAAGAGCCATTCTAAATAAGTAAAAAGCGGTGGGGTATCTGTAACTAGATGCCCCACTGCTCTTCCTTAGGAGATCTATGAAAGTCCTTTTTACAGGTATGGCTTCTTCTCATTGTAAAAAGCCTGACAATGTGACATTTTTTAGTGCGCTGTCAGATGTTGTCTCAGAATTTGCTGAAGTAATTTGGGACTCTCCTAAACTTTCTTGGACAGAAGAAGACTTAAATAAGTTTGATTTAATAGTTTTTGGAC